CACAACGTTCCAATAGGTCGCTTTATTGATGATTCGGAGTGGGTAGACCAGTGAAGTCGTGATCTGTTGGTTTGGAGGAACAGCGATCTGAGAAGTAATCAGGAAGCTACCTGTTCCACTTCCGTTATCAGTCAAAACCACAAACACGTTGGCCAAAGCATTGGCTTGAGTCGTGGCAATCAGCAGGTGGTTAATATCCACCAGGATGCTGTAATAGAGTATTCCCGCGATAAGAGGAGCCGGGAGCGTACTACCAGCCGTCACACTGAGAACCACCGGAGTACCAGTCGGGAAGCCAGAGGTAGTAGGGAGTATCAACTCGCTATTGGCCGGCACGTTTGTGGTAAAGGTGCTATTCGGAGGAGCAATGTTCACGCCCGTGGATGGCACAGTGTAGTTTGCAAAGGTCAGGTCTACCACACGATCAGCCGTAAGATCGGCTGGGATTATGTCAGAAATCGAGTAAGTATCTTGGCCAACGTTAAATTGACTGGAAATCGTAGTCAAATAGGGAATATAGATACTATCAGAAGAAAACTTATCCAACAGTTCGTTGAATAGTTCAAGCCCTGTTTGAAGCATGAAGCCATCAGGTTCTTCGCCTACTGCCAATTCACCAATAAGATAAAGCGAATTGACGATAGCATTATTGTCTGTCCAATTTGTCTGAGGCATTGAATCATCCTTATCAATAGGCACTCAGGCGAAAGACTAAATTTAGCCAGTCGCCTAAACCCTAATTAACCTGATTAGGAATCGTTGCCATTCCCATCAACAGGGAAAGCTACTTTATCCAAGCCAGCAGTGAGCTTTTTTCCAAAGTCCTGAGCCTGTTCACCGTTGTTGCACATATAGGCATTAAACTCCATGGCTTCAGATTTCAGCATGGGGGATTTGCCGGCCATGCTTTTGGTCTTGGCTTGTTGGCTTTTGACGAAATTGTCTTTCGCGCTATGTTCCGCTTCCAGACGATTGTGTCGGGTTTTGGCCATGGCGGCGTCCTTTCCGGGGCTTCCATCGTATCTGTCTTTCATCATTTTCGTTCTCCTTAACTTGAACCAATTTAACGAGTTTGGGGTTTTCCTTTGACCATTTTCCGGAAGCCACCAGTTGATCGGCGGCGGCCTCATCCACTATGCGGATAAGACCGTCTTGATGATAAACTGGCAATTTCCTCATTCTCTATCCTTACGAAAGAACTTTAGTAGCGTACTGGGGATGCCATAAGAATCCACACAGCAAGTCAAGACGCATAAAGTTCTGATAACCAAGGATGTCACCCGTTTGCGTGACGGCCATGGATAAACCAGTTTCAGAGTCGATAGCCACATTGGAATATGGAACCTGCAACTTGTACAGAGGAGGACATACGATATCCAAGGCTCTAGACGGATAAGCAACATTAACATGATAGCTCGGAACCACGGTCACAGCCGCACCAGTAGGAACAGGAACGTCCACATTTTGTAACGGGCTACCAGTATCACTAATAATGGTAGGGCTCACCTGGATGGTGATAGCACCACCAGCAGCAGAACTAGCCGCAGAAGTGATGACAAACTGCATGTTCTGACCCGTTGATTGACGAGAAAGAGGATTAACGCTGTGAACGCCAGCAATTGAGATCAAGTCGCCAGGCACGAAGTAGTTGGTCACAGCTGCACCACCACCATTAGCGCCTGCAAGAATAATCGTATTGCCAGAAGCCACAGCGCCATTTACCGTCAGTGTGTCTCCAGCGTGCAACAGAGGACCAGCGCCAGCTGTATGGGTAACGATATTCTGGGATTGGAAGATGTCAAAATACGACAGATGGCCAATAGCAGATTGACGCACAATATCTTCGTTAAACACTGGCGTGAAGTTGTTGAGCAGGGCAGTTTTCAAGGAGGAGCCATCACGGACAGTCATGGCCATATAAGCATCGGAGGAGATGTTTACACCCTGCTCAAGCAATTTAGCTCCCGCTGTATCAACAGTACCAAACGAGTTAATCGGAGTACCAGCCGTACCCGTGAAGAAATAAAGCTGTTGTTCAGCCATGGCAGAAATGTCATGTTCCATCTGGGAAATGAGATTCTGAATGGCAGGCTGGATAAACATGCGCGAGAAATCTTCAATACGCAGAGTCAAGTCCTGAACTGTGTATGAGATTAAAGCGTGATATTGATGAGCAATCGTTATGCTTTCCACAGATTCAATGATGTTCTGCGGTACAGCAGTGGAACCATCACCAATCACAAAGTTATTCTGTCTGCGAACCTGCAAAGTGTCGCCAATCTTATATCCAGATGATTGGAAATCATCCTGATAAATACGGCTTCCAGTCATAACAAAGGGAGCGTTGTTGGCAAACATAGCAAGAGCGGTATTTGAAACGAGTTGGGTCGTAATAAATTGATTAGGCATTGTTCCAGTCTCCAATTAGTCCGTTAATTGGCGGCAAGATGTGACAAACTTATCACAATATTATTCTGTGTTAAATCTATAACAATCCCACCGCGATTCCGTTGAAGGCTATTTAAACTTACCAGCCTTCATCCTCGCCCGAATCTCTGCGGGTGAGGTCTTGTCCGTAATGCCGCCGGAATTGGTAACTGGATTGCTTTTGATTTGACCCAAGGGCCTGACCGATTGCGAGCCTTTATGCTCACCACCAGAAATCAAAGCATGCGACAGTTTAACCATCTCACTGGCTTGATCTAATGGGTGAAGTCTCGATATGCGTTCTAGCTCTTGAGGATTCTTGCCTAGACTGTAAAGCACTTCTCCGGCACTTCCTTGCCCTTTCTTGGGTAGGAATAAGGCGGCGTCTCGCATGTGGGTTGAAAACTGGGCATCCGGGCCCTTTACCACATCATCAAAGTCCTCGTACTTATCGCCAACCTGATCGAGATGCTTGTGCAAGTCGTCATATTGACGCTGGACTTTGGCGGCGTTCTGCGCGTCTCTAACCTTGCGTTCTTCATTATCCTTATGTTGCAACGCAAAGTTTACTGCCTGTTGAATATGCTCCGCTATGTTGCCACCCTGGGGCGCGTCATAGCTGTTGCCTTGGTTCTGCATGGAGTTCTGTTGAGGTTGCTGTTGCATATTAGCCATCCTAGCTTGCAAATCACGTATTTCCCTTTCGTGACTACGATTCAGTCTCTTGATTCTCTCTTGAAACTTCCTCGTACTGACTTCCTCTGAAGTACCACCTTGGTTACCGTCACCCTGCATGTGTTCTGAGCCGCCGGTCATCGGTTCCCCATGGTCTCCCAAACTATCCATTACTTCACCAGCCAATTGTCCATCATGGCCTGCATCATCTTGAGCTCGACTATCCATATCATTCTCCACACGGCAGTTATTTGCCCACGAGTATTAGGCGTCTCGGTCGCCCCGTCAGCATCATGCCAACGTATAAGGTCAATTGTAGACCTTTTTTAGTCCTTGTCAGCACTACTGGTAGCGCTTTTGTGCTTCGCTAGATGCTTTTCATGTTCCATTTGACCCTCTGACAAGTGATGTTCTGATAATAGTTTGGCAATCTTGTGCGTGAAATCCAATTCTGTCTTATGCTTGTCATGGCCGTGAACCACTTCCGCCTGGCGAAGATCGAGCCTGTGCTTCAACAGATCAACTTGGGTTTGAGATTGCGTTTCTTGAGCCTTGAGGATGATTTCCTGCTTCTCTAGCTCCAGTTTTTGCTGTTTTACTGCAATTTCCTGCGCTTTGTTCTGGATTTCAGCCTTTTTGAACTCCAGTTCAGCCTTCATCATTTCCTGCTGAGGATTTGGTTTTGGCGGCGGCGGGTCTTTCCCCTCCTCTTTGGCCAATATCTCAGGGGGAACCATGCTCTTGAACCGTTCTTTGATAAGCGGCATGTTCGTGAGGTCGAGTGACTCAGCCCAAAGGTCGGCTATCAGAGGGAAAGCTTGCGGGAAAGCCTGGATGGTCTGTTGGAACATCTCCAAACTCACTTCCTTTTGGACTGCGAAGGAAGGGCCAGCATTAATCTCAACATCGTAATCCCCATCTTCAATCACATTCTCTAGCTTGTCATCCTTTGTGCGCTTGTTAAACGTCACCATGTCACTTTGGCCATTCTTGCGCTTAACAGGCATTGTCCTCTCGTTCTGGCCAATGATATGGGGCAGAAGGTCATTCACGATGCGCCCACCCTGCTCGACAGCCTGGTTGAGATTGTCCTGATAGACGTAGCATGACATTGAGCCTTCCATCTTGCGCTCACGCCTAGCCTTCCCAGATATATCACGGCCTTGCAGTTGCTCAGTCTCAGAGAATCCGAGAATCTCTTTCATGTCCTGCGTAGCGGATTGGGCGGTCACGAATAGGCCCTGGCTCACTTCCCATGCCGGCATCTTCTGAGGCATTTGACCAGTCTTAGGGTCTGGTTTGGCCATCAGAATACCGTTCTGCAACTCAGGATTACGCCACATCTGCTCATTGCCAATGATATTGTCCGGTGTTCCAATCCATTGCTCGCGCCGTCTGTTCTTGAGCTCTGCTGCAGTCTCAGATCGGGCATAGTTGAGCAGCTTTTGAGCATCCCGCGCCTCATGGACGAAACTGCGCGTGTATTGGCGACCTTCAATATAGTAGGAATCACCGTCTACAAATACGATAGGTAGCTGTTTGGATGGCCATACAGAGAAATCTATAATCTGGTTACGAGTTAACCGATAGTGCATGATCTGATAGTCTTGCGATTGCCGCTCTGCCACAATCTTGGGCATCATGCGCTTGATGATCTTTCCGACCTCAGCCCCTTCGGTGATCTCAAGCTGAGTCTTAATATCTTTCTGCATCTTCTCCCACTGTATCTCGTCAACAGCGTCACCAGTCGAAAGCATGAGCATCTTGATCGGATACCACTCTTTCCTGAAATAGTCGGCAACCACAATGGTGTCACGGGTCTGCCACTGGTAATCCAGCAGGGAATAGGGGTCTACATAGGAGACTGGATTGGTCACATAGGGATAGGTCGCAAAGAACTCATCTCTGCCCATGATGTACTGGCGGGAACACCAGTCACCATCTCCCTTGTGTGGCTTCAGGGCCTTGGGGTCAAAGCTGGTTCGTGTGGGGTCTGTAATCATTTCATAGCGTATAATCTTATTGAAGCTGCGAGGGCTTTCGTAGTCTATGCACACCTGAAATGCGCCGAAACCCATGAGGAGCGCTGATTTAAATGCTGTCTGGTACACCAAATCGTTCTGAGATTGATAGCTTATTGTTCTTACGAGATCTGCGCGCAGGTCTATCTGTTCTTGGCTCGCTTTCCCTGTCAGGGAACGAACTATTAGATCTGGCTTGTTCTTTCGTTGCTCACCAATTATCTTTTTCACAGGATCGTAAAGCTTGTTGAATGTCATTGCTGGCTTGAATAGCCTGGTGAACTCGGAGCGTTCCACTGCCGTCCATTGATCACGGAGGGTGAAGTTCATATCGTCTTTGCCTCTGACGATATTCTCATTGAAATAGGATGTGAATGTTTCTAGATTCTTATGGGCATCTTGGAGTACGACTTCTTCATCAATGCCAGCTTCATTCATTGACTTAATGCGGCGTTCTTCCATCTCTGCCAGATCGTCAGGGTCTATCATATCACTAACGTCGTTGAGTTCGCGTTCCATGCGATTCCCCCAAAAATAACCCCCAGCATCATGCCGGGGGCTTGTTGCACTATTGTAGCATTAAGCAGCCAGAGCAGCATCCTCAGCAGGAGCAGCCGAAGGATTAGCGGCTTCTGAGGGTTGTTCATGGCTTCTATCGACCAGTTCCCAATCTTGCGAAACAAAGTCCTGCACAAGAGGCAACCAATTCCCCGCGTTAGGGGCAGGGCGCTGCATGATCATCCAGAGTGAGGTCATGCCAGGCATGTGGACAATATACTTTCCTTCTTCTTTCCAACCTGCGCGAGCGATAAATTCACCTTTTTCTAATTGTTCGATAGCTTGCGTAAAATTCACGATCTTTTCTCCTTTTGGTTATGGTTAACGGTTCATTGACCTATAAAACAATTCCTGCTCTTTCAATTCCGATGGCTTCATGGCCTTCTCGCGTTCCGTAGTGATACCTGGAACTTGAGGTTTCACTTTAACATCGGTTGGTTTCAAGGGTTCGCCTTTGGTGTCCATATCATTCTCCTATTGTGACCAACGAAAGGTCGGATTAAACATATCTATTTTCTGCTGAGGAGCCTTGTTCGCCAAAATGCTATCAGCCGCAAACTCCATGCTGATATATTGCAGTCCATCGTGCGGGTGACTCGCATGGTTCTTATGGGGAACGTCTTTATATCTCTCCTCACCCCCAACGCTTAGTCGCTTAAAGCAATAGTCTTTGATAAACCCTTTAACCAACACAGGGCAACCCTCACGCGATACAATCATGCCTGGCTGCCCATCTATCATCGTATTGAGAAAGTACCTCACAGCCCCTATACGTGGCTCTAGATCATTGGTTCTTGCTGGGGCTGTATCAACACCCAAAGAGTTCAGTTCACCAATACAGGACAGCTCCTCCATGATATCGTCACCAGCAATGCCGGACGGGTCAGCTCTCGATATGCCTATCTTACAATAGGGAAAGTCACGCTGTAAGGCTGGCAGCACGATATTTTTAGCGAATGTCCTGATGCCCATGTCCTCTGCCGTGTATTCCTTCAATACCCGCAATTGACCACGCGGGGATAGCTGAGTAACGATACAAGCAGGAGTGAGGCCAAAATCCCAGCCCAGGTCGATCGCAGTACCTTGTATTGCCGCAATTCTTGCCACAGCATGAACATCGCTATTAAACTCAGGATAAACGCGCTTGCCAAAACCAACACTCCCATACATACCAAGACAAAAGACTTTCACAAAGTCCTCTGTTTGTCCTTCAGCCAATTTAAGATAATAATCTGCTGCTAAATTATTAGCGTTATCGCAATCAGGGTTAGCCAGCCATACTCCTGTTTCTTTGTCTTTCAAAAGTCCTGCTGGCTGTTTGAATATTCTATAGGATTCGAGTTGTTTTTCTTCAAAGTCTTTGTGTATCCAGTGATCGGAATCGCATGGATTAGTATCACAGATAATCCCAGACCAATAATCATCGGGGCAAAACGAGCGTGAAGGATAACGTTTATTAACACGGCCCTTGAGATGCGAGAGAGCGCCCTGCGGTACTTCCGAGAGTTCATTGATATAACACCCCGTCAATTCCAATGACTTAATTTTTCGCAAGTCATCTTCTCGGTCAAGGGCTATAAAGATGAGCTCAAGTTCTATAACACCCTTTCCGTCGTTAAACGTATGTTCGTAGGTGAGAATAGGCTTTTGTCGCTTGTGGATGTCGCCGAGTTCTCCGAACCAAGTGAGCCAGGTTTGGAGAGTGGTTGACTGGAGTTCTCCGCTTGTATTACGGACAATACCCCATCGGGCGCGTCGTCTGCCATTATGCCAAGCTGGCATTGCACAGGTACGTCTAACGATTTCATTAATACACCACGTAGATTTTCCACTCCCATAAGGCCCCATAATGAGACGCACAAAATGGCTATCATCATGAGCAAGTTGACCAGTAGGAGTTGGAATATAAATCTTATCTCGTTCTTCTGCATAAATAATCGCTTTATCCGGTAGTATGGTTATTGCACATTTCGCCCTTTGATTGATCTGTTGGATATAATCTCGGCAGACCCCAATCATGTGTCTCGGCGTTAAATCCCTCTGGTAGCTCATTTAAGCCTTTCCTTTTCGTACCACATGCAATGATCCCGCTAAAGGCTTGCGCGGCTCCTTGAGGCTCTCTTGGGTCGTAAATCGCACCCCACAGCGCATACACTGCCTGCGCCGCCGAATCATTTCCTGATCATCATGGCGTGTTTCCACGACTTGCGTATCAGGGTATTTGCAAGAGGTACACTTCATTATGTGCCTACTTCTTTTCCATGGTTCCCATCATTTCCCGCAATGTCGGGGCCTTCATTGCTTTCATATTGCAAGGGCCCGGCTTATTCGGATTGGGGGCATGTACGAAGTTCTGGGGATAGTTCTGGGGCTGTCCACCGTTAGGTAGTTCCAATCCTGGGGTCATCTTGTCCATGTCATCTCTCCTTATCGGCGCATACCGCGCAAAGTTTTGGCCATTATTGCTCTTTTCGCTTCCTTAGGATTACTGCTATGGGTGGCCTTTTCCAGCTTCTTAGCTGCAATTGGCTTGCCCTTCTTGGCTTTCAGTTCCTTCCTCAGAGCTCCTGGGTGCTTGATCGCTCCTGCTATCCATTTTTTCTTTTCCATTGATTCTAGCTCCCTTTCCTATTAGTGGATATATCTCATCGAACATAGCTTGCAACCTGCGAAGTTCTGTATCATCAGATTCTCTCCACTTCGCTTGGGCCTTTAACCAAAATATGTTTGCAGCCGCATTTCCACCCTTGGCTAACTTTACTAAATTGTTAGCCATCATGCCTATTCCCTTAGCTTTTCCTCTAATTATAGCTTCAGAAAACTCAGCGAATTCTTTAGTCTTTTCGTTCAATGTCTGATAAGAAATACCCAGACAATCTGCTATTTCTTGTTTCGTCAATCCACTAGCCGCAAGAGATTCAGCTTTATCAATCACCTCCTGCGTGATCTCGAACTTAGGCCGCGCCATTGGCTACCTCATCGAATGTCTTTTGACTGGATTCTAGTATAGCTTGTTTGCCAGTGAATTTCTGCCAGCGTTTTACTATCACATCGCAATAGTTTGGGGCTATTTCCATCATAAAGCACTTGCGGTTTGTCTTTTCGCAGCCGATTAGGGTTGAGCCGGAACCGCCGAATGGATCATAGACTCCATCACTGGTTGTAGTGTGGTTCATAATCGGTATTTCAAATAATAATACGGGTTTTTGAGAAGGATGTTCTGTCTTATCTTCTTTTGATCCGCTCATAATATGATTTGGCGAAGCGGCATCCCAAACCGTTGTTTGCTTACGGTCACCCTTCCAATTGGCATCGCAACCTTTCTTTACGGCATACCAACATGGTTCATGCTTCCAATGATAAGCACCGCGCCCCATAACCATGATAGATTTATTCCAGATAATCATCTGACGAGTGATAAAATTACAATCTTCTAGGTTTTTCTTAACAAGGTCTGTTTGGCATGCATCATGCCAAACGTACGCTACACTTCCAGTAAAAAGAGAATAAGCGTCTGTCCAATCAGCTCTATCATCCCCCTCTATTGTTAACTTATTTCCTTTTCCCAATGCCTTATCTCCGAGGGCATCATCGCGCCACGATTGATCGAGATTTACTCCGTAAGGTGGGTCTGTAATCATTAGAATAGGTTGACTACCATTCATCAGCCTTTCAACTTGATCAATAATTGTAGAATCGCCACAAAGCAGACGGGAATCACCAAGTAACCAAACATCATTTGGCTTAGTGATCGCCTCAACCACCATTTCAGGAACTTCATCCTCATCACACTGACCTTCATTCAATACCTCAGGATTCAAGAATCCCTCAATTTCATCTTCATCAAACCCCGTCAATGCCAAATCCATCCCATCTTCCAGCAATGATTCAAATTCAACCTTCA